TGTTCCTGCTTAAAACTTACCTTTAATTTTAAATTCTATCTCTGGATCTAGTCCATGTTCTCCTCTCATCTTCCTAACTAGATTCTCTACTAAATTAGTCTTTACGTCAAAACTAGTTATCTCTACTTTCCCAGTTCCCCTCTTTTAGCTCTTGCTTTTAATCTAGTATCAATTTTCTTTTTAGTAGGATTGTCAATTTTATATCCAGCTTCTTTTAACTCTTCAATAATTTTGTCAGAAATCATACTAGCCTTTTGCAAGATATCTACTTCTGAATATTCATCAGCGACAACATCAATAAGATCATCAATTTCTGCTAGAATTGGAGCACCTTTAGATAAATAGTGATCTATCTCCGGTACAAACTTTCTAGCAAAAACAATTAACACACTTAATGCTCCTAATACTGTAATAATCAAATTAAAATCAAATTTCATAATTAATCATCCTCTCAATTTTTTAATTGTCATACTCTACAACAACTCTTAGTTTTTGGCCATCCACCTTAGACATGATTTCATTAAAGGCATCTCTGCTATTCCAAACTGCATTCTCACCCTTGCCTTTACCGACCAAAATACAACCTTTTGTATTCCTAGGATAATTACCTACATGGATCTGAACTGCAGCTCTCTTAAAGACTTCCTCTAATTGGATCACATCATAATCCCACCTGCTAGTTTTCTTCTCGCGAATAAAAGCCTTGTACTCTCCAGGAGGAATACAAGATTCATTAGTTTTGTTCTGTCTCCAAGGTGGTTCAAGGGTATGGCCAATTTTATGGCCATCAACATAAATCTCACCCAATGTAGCTTCATCTGTTTCTTCTTTGCGAATTACTCTGATTTCACTCACCTAATCACCTCCTTTCAAAAAATAAAAAAGACACCCTAAGGTGACTTGGAATTAGATTTATCATTCAATTGTTTTAATGCTTTTTCAAGACTTGGAGGGATAGTTACTCCTGCCTGACCTAGATTTTCTAGAGCACTAATACCCTCTTTTGAAATATAGAACCATATGGCCATTAATCTTACTGCTCCTCCAGTACCTAATATTTGATCTACTAAGTGTGCTATGGCCACAATAAGAAACAGTCCTATCTTCTTGGCTATTCCTTTTCTGCCTGTATCGCTATCTAATTCTTTCATGACATAGCCAGATAGCAAACCGGTAGCATAATCAACAACTACCATTAAAATAAGAATATTCAATGCTTTATCATAACCACCCAACATATAACTTATAACACCGCCAACTACTCCAACTACGTAATTGAAATAACCCCATACTTTATTAGCTACTTCTATCTTCTCTATGATAATCACCTCCAATGTTAAATAAAAAAGACCCTTTCGGAATCTAGTTAGTTATCACCACGCGTTAGGAGAATAGTCAGTCTTAATTCTCATAAAGCTACTCTCAGCCCTGTCTGATGAATGGCCAGACCTGATATACAACTGTATTTTATCTAATTTTTTAACATTATAAATATTTTTTGAAAATGTTTTATAATTGAGGCCTGGTGCCGGATACCTTACAGTAGATGCTGCCAAAGAACCGTTTTTATATATCATTCCATACGTGTCCCCATAATCTGGACAACGAAGATTAAACTCCACTTTTATATTTCCGGAGAATCCTATGGTTAGTTCAAAAATTTTAGTCCAACTATCATCTATGTATACCGCCAGTTTACTGCTAGTACTCCCTATGACACAATCCCCTATATCAAATCCTTCACGTTTGTCATGGTTATCTTGAATATTTCCTTCAATCCTATTTAAGTTTTCATTATCAAACCCATCATCAGGAGTCCAATCAGTTTTGCTCCCTTCCCAACTCATTCATTTTTCCTCCCTTCCATATTCGCCCTTAATCCTCCATCATATTCTATTTCTTGCTTAGTCGCATAAAATTTCCCTATCTTATTAATACCATTTTGTTGAAACTCCGGAGCACTAAATTGATCTGCTAATATTAATGCCGGATTACCCCGCCAATCGAGACTAATATCTCTTTTTGGATCAGCAAAAGAATCTTTCAATTTATCAGCTATTTTCTGGGCTATACTTCTAGTTTGCACCAAGTGATTAGTAGGAAGAGTATATTCTATTTTTCCGTTCTCAGTTATACTTCTATCATCTTTTGAATGAGCTTTTTCTACTCCTTGCACTTTTAGTGGCTTTCCTTCAATTATCAAATTAAAACTATCTTGACTAGTACCATTATTAGTAATCTCAATTTCAGCATTACAAGCATAATAACTAGCATTAGTGATTGTAGTATTAGCAGTGTTATCTTCTAGTCTAGATCTAACCTCTATAGCCGGTTTTTCTGAGTATTCAGCATTAATAATTATAGACTCTCCTGCTTCAATACTCCTAATTTCACTAGTTGAAAATATCTCTTCTATTGTATCAGAGGGCTTTAGTGGCTGAGTCTCTACTATAATATAATTGGCCACACTCGAGGAATCAGCAGGTTGATTTTTTCTAAAATAATCATCAGCTGTAATCTCATATATACCTTCTGGAATAATAAGTCTTAATGCTTTGGCTTCTAGAATAGCTTGGCCTTTTAAGTCGCTAGCTGCATTAGCTATAATATGCGGCCTAATGTTCATATAATTTCCAGCAAACATATTAGCTGATGATTCTCTAATTCTTATATAATCTAATGCTAAACTAGTTTGGCCAGTGAGTGGAGCAAATGATGCCCCTTTAATTTTTTGAGCATTGATAGACATTGTTGCACTAGCTAGAAAATCAACCGAACCTTCGATCGCTGGTATTGATGTAGTTTCAAAAGAAACAACATTAGAGAAATAAGTTTCATGGCCATCAGGATCAAAGTGAACTACATTACTATAATAAGTCATATTATCAACTTCCTTCAGCTGTCATACGAACATAATATCCTGTGCTTTGATCTAACCCTGTCACATTTGCAGATATAACCTGTGGTGCAGTTATTGTCTGTATTGAAGTTTGATTTATATCTTGTGAAAAATCTGGGTAAGGAGAATATTGAAATGCTACATCTAATTGAGAATATTCTCCTAAGCTAAATATTTCTCCGTTGAGAGTTGCTGATGAAGCAGAGATATTTGTTACATCATAAGATTTCATAAATACTCCTGGTGGTTGCAAGTCCACTTCGCCTGCTATCCATGTTCCTCCCTGGATAGTTGCATCATTATTATTAATTTCATCTATCAGAATATTTCCTGACCCAGAATCACAGCGATAATAAGATACTAATCCTTGTTCATTACCAACTAATTTTCTATCTTTGTAATATTCTATCTCTAATTGAGAACGATTATAATTCCACAATCTTAATTCATCACATTCCATTTGAGAGAATTGAACATTATCACTTCTTTTGCCTATTACTAGGTCATATTGACCTAGTGCGGCACTTGCATGAGTCCAAGTGTGCACTAAAACACCGTTGATATAAAACATAACATCGCCAGCATTACGAACTATAGAAATCATGACTTGGTTAGTTGAAACATCAAAGCCGGAGTAATCGTTAGGATAACTAGAACCCCATGCTAATCTAAGCTTCCCGTCGCTGGTTCTTTGGATCATCCATCCGTCAGAAACTAATCCTCCATAGCTAAGAAACGTTTGAAAATAAGCATTGTTAGTTAATTGAAATAGCATTTCAATTGTAAATTGTTCTTGTTGCATAACAGTTGAAAAAGGAACAACTATATTATCATCAACGCCATCGAGACTAATTGCATAAAGATTATTAAGAGCCATCTATGTTCAACTCCCATACATCTCCTATTTCACAAGGCAAGTTTAAACTTGCAGCATGATAACAATCATGAACTCTAGTTCTTGCTTTCTCAAAATCATTGCTCCTATCAGTAATATATTGTTTAAGCCAATTATGAAAATTATTAACCTCTGTAGCGTTGTTAAAATCTAAACTAATCCCAAGAGTCGGTTTCCCTTCCATATTAACACCATCATTAACTTCTCTATCATGAATATTCTCTTGATTATAACTATCTAATTCAGCTATGATTTCTGTTTTATAATTGCTTATGATATCTGGATCATGGCCAATGCTAGTCATATTAATTACTCTATGCATAATACACCTCCTAATCTAATTGAACTGTCAAATTACTCAATGGTATTTTGAATATATCATCAATTGTAATAGTCTTGGCAGTATTCAAAGATTTATGAAACAGCGGATTACCGCCTGTTTGAGCGTCCATTAGCAAAGCATGGGTAATAGTTCCCCAATCAGCTGTTGCCTGTGGAAATTCAATATCATAAGTATTTTGAGTCACTCCATCTGCAATTGCATCAAAGGCTACTGATTGTCTTACATATCCTCCACTACTGACTTCATTAGTTGTATCACCAGCCTCGGTAGGATCAGCGGTTAACAATGCCACGTATACCGTAGTTGGCGATGTATAAGGAACATTTCTTAATACATGATCAAGTAATTTATTCTCAAGATAAGTACACATATCACTCACTATTATCACCTTCCTAACTCTGTACTATATTTGTAAAGGATGGCCCTTCTATTCTTACTATATTCTTTCTATCTGCATATACTTGGCCACCACAAGCTTCTGCTATTTGTCTTAATGCCTCTCTATGACTTACTGGCTCAAAATATCCCCAAGGGATTATAAACTCTTGCAATTCTGTATCTATCCAATACTCATCATCTTCTAAATCTGTATCATCAAATACTATCTCTGCTAAAGCATATAATGAAATATTTTGATACACTTCACTAGTTGAAAATGTTGTTTTTCTAAGCAGTTCTAATCTATCTCTAGCACTGGTACTAGCATAAGTCTCCTGTTCGGGAACTGACCAATCGCCAGACCAGAATGTACCTAAGGGTAAGTACTCAATTATTCCACTAGGCAACTCTAATCCTATCCAGGCTCTTATCTTCCTATTAACTTTAATCTTTCGATGAAGTGGAGAATTGATATTTCCTGCTGAAAATCTATAATCTATATTGTTAAGCTTAATATCTATCTCATTAGATGATATATTTCCAATTGGAAGACTACCATCCTTAACTTCTCTTTCTTCAAGAAGGTTAATGGCCATAATCTGATCATCGTCATAGATCTCCTGGACACTAGAGAAGAATTCAAGAATCTTAACTTGTCTGCCAGAGTGGGACCATCTTTTAATTATAATTTTCATCTCTGTTATTGTTGACAGCTGAAGGTCGGAGATATCCCTTTGCCAACTGACTCCTGTATTTCCTATTACAGATTCTGTGTGGACTAAAGTTCCTGATTCATATAATTCAATATCAAAATCCTTGGGGAATTCACCTCTTGCATCATCGGCGACTACTTTTAAACCATATACAGGTCTAGCAAAGAATCTAACTGTCAAAGTTGGATAAGGAGCATAAAACTCACCATTTATGTCAGAAAGAGAAGTTCCCCACCAACCTACTTGATTATCTTCTGCCTCTTCTTCAGTTGATGGTGCAGGATGATAAGTCCCATCTAAAGCACATGATCCATCTAAGGATAACCATTTCTGAGTTGTAGATTCTTTTGAATCAGCAATTTGTCTAACCCAAGAAATATTAGCTTCCTCATTAGCAAAGACTTGGATTGATTGATCAAGATAAGGATCTGTCCAAGTAACTTCTATTCTGGCTTTAAAACTTCTCTTCCCTGCTTTGATCGCTTCAAGGAATTCTTGACTAACTGGAAGCATAATTACACCTCCTCAAGAGTAACTGTAACATCTTTTGTATATCGAGGTTTTGGATTATATATTTTCCTTGGTAAAGGATTAATATATACTTCTTTTGAATGAGTTCCTTCTACATCTTCATACTCAAAAATTACAGACTCTCCAGTTCTATATAAGTTGATAAAAGTTAAAGCATCAGCAGGCAATAACCCTCTATAAGGAAGAGTATAAGTGTTTTTAGTAGTAACCATATCTTTAACTAATCTACCACTTGCTGTTCTTTCTGATTTTCCAATCTCGACCTCTTCAATTTCCAGATCTTCTTCAGGAGTAGGTATATTAATTCCGTTTAACTTCACCTTGTATTCACCCCTAACCTTGCATTCTCCCCTATTCTTATACTTCTTAATTTTCTTTCTAATTTTTTGAGTCCTAGATCATCTGCAACCAGAGTACCTACTTGTAAGGTTACTTCAATTGGTCGACCTGCTATAGTTGGCTGTTGCTGCTTAGGCATATGAGCTGCTATCCCAGCACCAAGATTTGCTAATACATCTTTTCTTAAAGGAATAACTGCTTCATCATCTCCTGCCTCTCCTATCATTCCTATAGTTGGCCCTGTTACAACACCACCATCTGCGAACTTTCTTATTACAGCCTTAACAGTTTCAAAAGTGGCTAAAGCCGGGGCTACAGCTGATGCAATTTGTCCTATATATGCAAGAGAAGCTCCAAAGGTTGCCGGAGCTAATGCCCATGACTCAGCTATACCAGCTGCTTGTGCAGCTATTACTCTTTGTTCCGCCATGGTTACAAAAGATAATGCCATTTCTTTAACAGCTTCTTTAAAAGTCTTACTTCCGCTTGAAAAACTATCAAAAAAACTTGTCATCGATTTAGCCATAGCCATAGAAGCCTCTGCTGTATTATTTTTAAGATTAGTAACATAATTTTTTACAGAATCCTTCCAAATTGATACTGCAGCTGTGATAGCATTTCCATGATTTTGATATTTAGCTAATTGAGTGCTTAATAACTCTTGTTCTTTTTGAGCGTAGTATTCTAAAATAGCTTGCTTGTCAGTTCCTAAATTTTTAGCCCTTTCTAATGCCCTCTCTTTCTCTAATTCAAGCCTTTGCTCTTTAGTGGCAGTCAATCTAAATAATTTATCTTGCCAAGACTCTTCAAAGTTTTCTCTGATTTGATTTTTCTTTTGAGCATAATATTTTTCTATAGCTTCAGTGCTTGCCCCTTTTGCTTCAGCTTCAGCTATAGCTCTCTCTTTTTCTCTTTCTAATATTTCTATCCTAGTTGCTGTTAAATTGAATAATTTATCATTCCAAGATTCTTCAAAGTCTTCTTTTGTTTCAGCTCTCTTTCTAGCTTCTTCTTCCGTTATTTCAGTTTGATCTTCTTCATTATTTTTAGTAAGATTTGTTCTAGTTTCATTTCCGTCTTTAGTTATTTGAGTTTGCTTTTTCTGTTCTGAAGTAATAATCTCTGTTTCTTTGGCCATTGCTTTAGTCGTGCCGCTAACCATATTTTTTATATTTCCAACAACCCCACTTACATCTTTAGCCACAGAAGTCCCAAAATCACTAAATGCAATCCCTGCTTTAGTTGCTGAGTCAGCTACTTTAGTTCCATTTTCTTTCGCTTCTTTGGCTAATCTTTCAACCTCGGCTCTTGCCTTCTCAGCAGATTCTCCTACTGCATCACCAAGACCTTTAAATTTTTCTCCTACACCAAAGGGCAGCTTTTCTAGAACAGATAATTTATCTATAATTGCATCTATTACTGTTAATACTGTAGCTTTCATAGTTGCAAAATCTAGTTCAACAAGTGACACCCATGTTGAAAAAGCTGATTTCAATACATTAAGGGTAGATGATAATGCATCTTTAACTTTCTCCCAATGTCTATACAACTCTGTGCCAATTGCAATAAATGCTGCCACTGCTGCTATAGTTCCAAGAACCGGTGCTGTAATTGCACCAATTGCTGTGGCTAAACTACCTAATGCAACCAAAACAGGCCCTATTGCTGTAGCTATACCTGCGATTATTAAAGATAATTGCTGACCAGCTGGTGATAGATCATTGAATTTATTTACAACTTTTGTTGCCAATACAATAATTTTAGTCATAATCGGTTCTAGGATCTTGCCTAGTTTACCAAGAGCTTCTTGTAATGAGTATTGGGCTTCTGCACTATTAACTAATTCTGAATTATTTTTCTTATACTGCTCATAAACATTTGCAAGACCTGTATCAGCAAGAGTCTGTAATATATAATTTTGTTGAGTTCCATTTTTAATAGATTCTTGCAAACCAGAATTAAAACTATCTAATTGTATTCCTGACCTTTCAAGTAATTCCGCAAATGGACCTACTGCACTTCCGGTAGCAAGCGTCTCTTGCAATCCATCTGCTATTCCTTCAAATTTAAGAGTATCTTTAAATTTGATTGCTGCACCACTCAATTCATCTAACACCTGTTGAAATTGATCTCCTTTAAAATCAGCTGCTAATAGATTTGATAATCCCTCAACATTTGAGTCTAGCTCACCAGTAACGCCTTGCATCTGTTTCATTGCTTTACTCATATTATCCATATTAGCACCAGCAGATCTAGTGTTATTTTCTAAAACTGATATCTCTTTTCTAAAGTCCCTAGTGCCAACTGTAAGAGCTGTAAAAGCACCGGTAAGAACAGCAGACATTCCAGAAAGCTTTTGTCCTACCCCTTTAAGTTTAGTACCAACATTATTTAATTTGTTTCCCATTTCCCGCATTTTTGCTGCTAACTGGCCAGAAGTAGCATTAGTAGATTTAAGCTGCTTTTCAAAACTTTCTAATTTGCTTTCAGTCTTTACTATTTCTCTTTTAAAATCTCTATATTGTTGCTCTCCAATTTCTCCTTTTTGGAATTGTTCATTAACTTGATCTTGTACTGATTTTAACCTTCTTAATTTTTCACTAGTATTCTCTACTCTATCTGATAATAATTGTTGCTTTTGGGCAAGAAGTTCAGTGTTTTCCGGGTTAAATTTTAGTAGCCTTTCAACTTTCCTGAGTTCTGATCTTATATCGCGAGATTTCTTATTCACATCTTTAAGAGCTTTACCTAATCCAGTAGTATCTGATCCAATTTTAACCGTCAAACCACGCAGAGTTTTAGCCATAAATTCACCTCCCTGTTATAGAAATAACCCTCCAGAATTAACTAGAGGGTTAAGCAAATAGTTTATCTATATCTGATTGTGTTGCTTTTTGGATACCTGATCTTTTTTTCTTACCAACATGAACATCTATCATTTCTAGAAAGTCACGAACTCTTAATTCATTAAGCTCTTGAAATGATAATCCTATATGTTTGGCATTTGACAATAATACTAAATCAAGTCTATCTGATACTATATCATTTTTTCTCTGGTTTGAAGTTTGGGTTTCCTCCGATTCCTGCGGAACGAAAAAACCCATCCGACGCTTCGGATATCACGCCCATCATGAAATCCTCATTAGCAAAATCTATACTGTTGAGTTCTGATAACCATTTTTCATAACCAGGAAATTGCTTGCCGAAATTATCAGCTTTATTCATAGCATAACAAATTTGTAATATTTTAAGAGAATCAAAATTACTGAAATCCCCATCTTCTATTCCGGCCATATCTTGTAAACTAACTAAGTCTGATATTAATTCAGTATCAAACTCTTGCTTATAATACAAAAGAGCTAAAGGAGTAGCCCTTAGCCCTAGTTCTTTATCCCCTATCTTAACTGTTCTCATTTATTATCTCCTCCTATTAAGCTACATTTGGCAATAATACCGCATCAAAGAATGCGTCATATACAGTTTGATTAGTATCTGATAACTGTAATTTACCTTTAACAAATTTATTTTCATCCTCAGTCGGCAACATTGTTAAACTAAGAGTATCAGTTGTAGGATTAACACTAGCCTCATTGGTGCTGTTTTCCTCTGAAGGTCTGTCAGCTTTACAATGATAATAAACCATTCTACGATTCTTTTTATCTCCTTGCACCTGAAACATTAAAGCAAATTCCTTTCCTACATCATTTGCAGACTCAACAAGCATTCCGTTACTATCAATAGTCATTCCAAGCATTTCAGCAAGTATCTCATCTGGGATGTTGGCCATTTCCAAATCCCCTGTATAACCATTGTTAGTAGTATAGGTAAAATATTTAGTATTATCAGCATAAAATTCTGTTGTATCTCCCTCAGGAGAAGTTGAAAATCCAACTGCACCTGGTACTGCCTTAGGAATTCCCCAACCAGTTGTCCCTTCTGTAACATCAACAGCAGTTGCCATTGTAGCTTCAGTAGTACCATTATCAGTAAAAGTTATATCTAAAGTTGAATCATTATTTTGTGCAACCTTAGTTGCTAACTTAATAACTCCCACATCATGGCTTGCTATAAACACAGTATTGAGAATACTGTTATTATTTAAAGCATTGACTATAGCACTTGCAACCTTTGCAGCATTATTATGAGTTTCGCTAGCTAATGGAACAACAACACTAACTGGAGAATTAACCCCTAATAATGTGTCTGCTGTTACAGTAATAGTGATCTCTCCATCTGTAGAAGGAGGATCTGTTACTTCAATGTTTTTAGTTTGAGAAATTCCTAAAAATGCAATATGGACCTTTTCTAAACCAAATTTAACTTTATTCTTCATATTTATTTACCTCCTTAAATTAATTGAATTTCATATATTGTTTGATAAAACCCTTCGCTTTCTATCTCAACAGGGCCAATTTTTGAATAAGCTATTCCTAGCTCTTTTAATTTATCTTGAATTAATTGTTCAGTTGGTGGATGTTTAACCTCCGTATATAACTCAACTTGATAACCTTCTATATCCAAATAGTTGATATTATCTGCCATCATATCATTATTACTGGTGGCATTAATCGCAATATATGGAAGTGAGGGAGATGACTTAAAACTTCCATAAGTAGCTGGAAACCCTAAGAGTTCAAACTCATCTATTAAATCTACATAAGTCATATTATCCACCACCATTTTTGATTATTTTTTCAATGTTTTTATTCATAATTGGAACATATTTATCATAAGCTGGCCTCATGTGCTTAACTTCATCTACTCTTCCTCCACCTGCTTTAGCATGGCCAAATTCTAAAAGGTGAGCAATCTGAGGTTTATTTTTGTTGTAGATAGTAATTTCAATCTGGCCACCTTTAGTGCTAGTTCTTCTGCTCCAACCATCTGCATAATCACCTGTATCTTTCGGAGATTTTGCTTTCATTTCTTTTTTAACCTTAGTTGCAGCTGACTTAACTTCTTTTTTAATCCCTTTCTGGACCTCATCAGTATATTGCTTAATTTCCTCAGTAATTGCAAAAGCTAACTCATCAACACTAACTGCTCGAGCCATTATCAGACACCTTCTCTCCAATAATGATTATCTTTTCTCCTTTTCCTTGAGTTCTAATAATGTCATATATATCATCATCAAATTTAAATTTTTTTTCACTATTATACTCAAAAGTGTAAATTTCAAAAGATTGCTCTGGTCTCAAGCCATTAACAGCTGCATTATAAAATTCGGATGATGATACTGAGTATTCGTTAGCATATACTAGCTTCCAGTCATGAACTTCTATTTCATTGCCCCATTCATCCTTTTCTATTGTTGTAGTTGGTAGGTATATAATCTTATTATGTCGCATTTTCATCAACTACTGTATATTCAGAAGATAGTGATAAATGATTTTTTAGCATGTCATAAGACTCTTGAAACCTATCAGCTTCTGGGTTGTCATAACCAAAATTAGTCTTGCAATAGAGAATAATGGCTCTTTTAATCAATGCGTCTGCCTCATCGATATTGTTAATCCCAGATATTTTTAAATCAACTTTACAGGCATCAATTAAACCTTGTATCTCTCCATTGAATCCATCATTAGTGATTCTTAATATTGGTTTAATTTCATCTATTAAAGGCATTTATATCACCTACACAATCAAATAAACATCAATGTTAGTTCCATTAAGTGCTGAATCAAGCAAGATAGTGTTGTCTTCAACATTGCTTACATCTGTAGTAACAGTTGGAGCAGTTCCTTCTAAAGCACCATCTCTATAAGCTTTTAAGACTGTGTTTAAAGACAATTTATAAGGAATTCCTAATTTGTTAGCAGTTCCGACACTTACAGTATCACTTCCTGCATTAGTTTCTACAGGTAATTCAATACTCGTAATAGTCTTAAATGCCTTATCTCCTTGAACTTCTGTATCTCCATTTAGAGCGATAGTTTCACTAATTGCATCATTATTAATATTCGTTCCATTGATTACAACATTGCCAGTTACACTAGCTGCATTAGCTTTAACTCTTATGTTTCTAGGAGTATCTGGATCACTTATCCCTTCTGTAATGGTTTGAACCTCAGCAGTTAATGCAGTTGCACTAAGAATACCTGTTATATCTTGAGTGGCTGCTGATTCAACTTTATAATGAGCAATAAACCCTCTATCTACATCCAAATTGGCATCAGTTGTTAATTTTTGATCTCTGTTATGTTTATATGCACTCATATTTAACCTCCTTTGTAATTAAAAAAGAGGAGCATTGAGCCCCTCTGATTATTTAAGCACCTTTCTTGACAATGATTACACCGTTAGGATCTAATATTTTCCCATCTGCAATCAATAATGCTTTATCTACTTTCTCGTTTTTATCGTGATCTGTCCAACGATACATGGTCATTTGCATATTTGAGTTAACAAAGTAATCAGATAACTTACAGAAAACAGCTACAACATCACCATCATTGGCTGCTTCATAAGGAGCGACCACATCATCCTCCACTAATATTACTTCTCTTCCCCCAAACCTTTCTTGGGTTCCATTAGTTATCCCATAATTTGTTCTTCCTATTGGCTGTCCGTTGGCATCAACCATTCCATCAATATACCCTTCATAAGTTCCTGCCGCCATGATGAAACTTCCACCAGAACGATAAGCTAATGGGATTTTGGCAAATACTTTCTTCTTCCATCCATCCCATTTAGCAAAATCGGCAGCTGACAAGGTAATAGTATTTCCTGCTGGAATTCTTTCATCTTTAGTAATTCCTAGAGGAGCACCAGATCCAGAACCACTAATTATAGCTTTATCCATTGCTTTAATCATAGCTTCAGCAATTAACTCAGTAAATGTTTTTTCAAACATATCCAAAGTAGTAGCATCAGCTAATAAAGAGATAGAAATTTTACATTCTAAACCATAGTAACTAAATGACACTTTGGTATCAGCTTTGGTTTTTTGTCTATCAGATGGTGCATCTTCTGTAATCCAATATGCTACAGGCTTAAGGGATTGAATAGGAACATCTACTCCCCCTTTAATATTACCAGTTCTAACTCTTCTGAATATCTGTCCATACTCTTCCATCTCTTTAATAATTTCTTGCATGATAGTAGTAGGAATTACAGCCCCAGCATCAGAAGTAGTTGTTGTTTGATCTGCGTTCATAAACTTCTCTGGTGGCTCAATCCCACTTTGAGCATAATTCATAAACGCCTTACGATACTCTTTAGTGGCATAAATATCCTCTACTTTGTTAGTAGGTTCATCACCTGTTGGAGTTGGTTCAGTATCAGTAACAACATTTTTTACTTTAGGATCATCTTTAAGAGCATTAAAATTAGCTTTAGCCTTAGAAATATTGTCGAACCTCTCATCTAAGTTCTCAATTTCTTCAATCTTTTTCTCATAAGCTTCCATATCTCCAGCATTAAGTAAATTTTCAGCTTCATTTAGCAAGTTGTTTCTTTGATTTAAATACTCATTCTTTTTCATATTATCTCTCCTTTTAATCTTAATAATTTTAGTCTAGCTTTATATTTTTCTAAGCCTTTACTTTGGCTCGATGTATCTTGATTGTTTTCCAGCCCTTCCTGGTTGGAATTTTCCTCTTCATCACTTTTTAAATGATTTCTCATCTTATCTATTACACTTGGAGGCAACGTAAGACTTCCTGCTGCACTAGCAACTAATTTGTTTCCTGTATCAAACATAATTTCATCAACAAGGCCATATTCTTTGGCTTGTTGAGCAGTTAACCAAGCCCCTGTATTAGCTGTACCTCCTGTATTCATTAATTTAAGCAATTCATCCATCTCCATGCCACTTTTTAAGATATACGCATTAGCTATTGACTTGTTGTAGTTTTTTAGCATTTTAGATTGATTTTCAAGAGCTCTATAATCACCTCTGGCTACACTAGAAACATTATGAATCATTATTTGAGCAGTAGGAGAGATTCTTGTCACTTCTCCAGCCATCGCTATAACACTTCCTGCACTAGCTGCAACGCCAACAATATTAACCTCAACTTTTCCTTCTTTGTAATTTTTGAGGTTGGTGTATATTTCAGAACCAGAGAAAACATCGCCACCTGGGCTGTTGATTTCAACTTCTAAGTCTTCGCCATTAGCTTTATTGATTAGCTGATTAACATCTTTAGGAGTTGTCACCTCGTACCCAAACCATTCATAAATCATCTTCTCGTCATTAGCTGCAATAATACCTTTAATCGGTATTTTCACCTTCCGAATCACCTCCCTTTGTAACTACTCCTGTATCTTTTCTTCTCAATGGCTTGTCTCCATCTTCGATAGGACTTAGATTCATAATCTCTCGCCATTCATTTGGAGTCATTGAACCTCTGTCAACCATTAGCCAAAGATTTAACTTAGTTTTCATACTTGCATACTGTAAACTATTAGCCGAGAATATAATTTTATTTCCAAATCCTCGCTCTTTTCTGCTAAATAGCTTACGAGTGAACTCTAAACTCATTTCTTTAGCTAGTGGTTCAATTTCTGACTCATAATAAGCATTCCACTCATCTTCATTGTATTTCGATTGAACTATCTTCTCATTAGTGTTAAAAAAGTTGTATATCCTATTGATTGTCCTATCCATCTGTTTGGCATTAGGAACAAAATCGTTAGGTTCTACCTGCTCTGCATCAAACTTAGGATCAGTAGCAGCTGCTCCTATCTCATTTTCTATGCTCAAATAATTATCTACAAACTTTTCTAATTCTAATTGCTTATCTTCTGGTCTAATAGTCTGTTTGAACTTAAGCAACCATCTAATGATAGCTCCATTTTTAATAGCTTTAATTATACCTTGATCCGTGGTATTTGCTACCTCCATCAAAGATTCCAAAGCAGGTTTTGGACTATCTCCAAAGATGTCATTGTCATTATAATCTTTTCTTAAATGAATAATATCTGTATATGGAGCTTGAATATACTGGCCATTTTTTAAAACAAATTTTAATATTAACTCTTGGTTCTCATACAATACTTCTACGCTTGTGGCAGGAATAGGATATATAGAGGTTGGATATTCTCCATCATTCCTATAAATTAAAGCAAAAGCATTATTGTTAAGTTCTAACTGAGTAGTCAGTTTTTCTTGAAATTTTTGTCCTGTCATAATCGGGTTAGGTTCTTCTAAAAGAAATCTCATATAAGGCTCTGGATTTATTTTGATTCCATCTTTACCTTCTCTAACATGCTTAGCTTCAAGTTTTCCTATAGCTTTATATTTTGGCCTAATGCAAGAACGAATAATGTCAGAATGAAACAAATTTCCATTCCAATTATAAAACCCATTACCTCTTTCTGTTACTAGTTTCATTTTGGTTTTAGTAGTTGGACTTTTATTGCTAAATACTCCTTTTATTTTGCTGAATAATCCCAAACAACCACCTCCTTAAATAAAAATAACACCATTTAAGGTGTTTTTAAGTTAGTTTCCTAAATCATGTTAATATAATCTTGCATTTTATCTTGTAAAACAACATAAGCGTTCAACATTGCCGCAGTACCGTCTATCCTTTTTCTTTGATTTCTCTGTTTGGCAGGCTGGATGTTTAAATTTTTATCAATATCTACTGAAGTATTAGATAAACACCATTTAGTAATTGGATTGTTATTGTATATGATCTTATTGCTTTTCAAATCTGCTCCCATATTTTTCATTGGACTGCTTAATGTTTTCTTACCCTGAATAACTGGTATCATTGCTTCCTTACCAAAATGGCCTTGCATTTCTTCGACCCAGTAATTAGCACTCCATGAATCATAGCCAATCCAAGGAATATAAATATCTAATTCCTGTTGAACTTCGAGATACCATTTGGTAACAAATTTAGGATGCACTTTATTGCCTGGGCAAGTCCTAAGATATCCTTGGTCTCTCCAAATATCATAGGGGATCTTATCTTCTCTAGCTCGTTGCTCTAATAATTCTTCTGGCAGCCAATACATTGATACATCATAAATTTCTTTATTATCTGGTATCATAAACAAAACATGAGCAGAAGTTAAATCTATGGTACTTGAAAGATCGGTTCCTCCAATACCATATTTAGGTTTTAGTTCTTCTACTTTGAAAGTTTTTTTATTATTTAATTCTTCAAAAGTCAACCACGCTTCAGAAGAAGTCTCTCTAATATTAAAATCCTTTGTCAGCAAATTTTTCACCAACAAAGAATTAGCTTTAGCCTTATTAACTTTAGTCTCAAGATTATCTACCTTTTTAATTGTTCCAAGCCCTGGATTAGCCTTTGGCCAATTCTCTCTATCGGTCCATTCTTCTCTTTTATCTAACTCATAAATAATTGGAAGGAACCTTTCATCCTTATAACCATTTGGATCCTCATATCCATTCAAGACCATTTCAGCTTCATCATATTTAAGATCATATACGCTTTCTCTAACCGTTCCAGCAGTTGTAATCATCAATATTAAAGGCTGTTCTCTAGCAGATGTGCCATCCACTATAACATCATATAAATTTTTATCCTTCCATGCATGAATTTCATCAAGAGAAGCTCCATGAACATTTAAACCATCTAGCTTTTCACTATCAGATCCTAAAGGGACAAAAGTTGACTCGTTAAAATCTCCTCTTAACTCTTTTACAAGAGGTTTTATTCTTTTAAGTAATACAGGAGACTTTTTAACCATCTTTTTAGCTTCTAACCAAACAATCTTGGCTTGTTTTTCCTTTGTAGCAACTGCATAAATTTCAGCACCAGGCTCATTATCAGCAACCTGAAGATAAAGTGATATAGCAGAAGATAAAGTTGATTTCCCATTCTTTCTAGCTACAACTAAAAAGACTTCTCTATGTTTTCGATTTCTATCTATTTTGTGAATAAAACCAAATGTAGCTGCTATAAAAGCTTTCTGCCATAACTCGAGCCTGATTGGTTTACCGCCCCATTTACCTTTACTATGCTTACAGTAATTTTCTATAAACTCTATTGCATGATTGGCATGGCCAGAACTGTATTCATATTCACTATCCTCATCATAAACATCTGCAACTAATTTCTTATATACTCTTCTAACTTTGTCTGATACAATTGTTTCTTGGTTTTTTATTTTTTCATAATACTCAATTATTGGATTATAAGACAAAGGGTATCTAACAAATGAATTTTCAGTTTCTTTATTATTGTCATTATTCTTTTGTTCTTTCTTGGGATGATCCCAACAATAATATTCACCAGGAGACTCGTTTATTGAAAATGTTTTCTTCCTATTGCATCTTGAACCATCTGCTTTTTCCCCAAGACATTGTAAAGTTATCTTCTCCACTGAAAACACCTCTTAATCAGGACGACTTCCGACAAATTTAGTGAATCCGTCTCCTGCTTCCTTTCTTTTTTCTTGAGGGAGCAAATCGGTTAATTGCTTCATTACTGAACTATGCCTATTAATCAAAGAAATATAAGTTTTAACTTCATCAGATTGCTTGGTTCCATATTGATTTTCGCCATTTTTATATTTGCTGACAACTCCATTTTCATTAATTGCAACCTGCAGATCTTCTAAAGTAATAGTCATAAACCCAGCATTTTCAATAAGAGAATTAGCTACCTGCATCTTCTTTTCATCTAAGTCTAAATCTTTGAAAATCTTTTTTAATCTTTTTATCTCTGTTTTAACTCTTTTATCTTTCTCTAAAAACTCTCTTTTTTTGGCTAGTTGATCAGCCATATACCACACC